CGCATTCGTACTATATGCAGGAATTAAAGCCAATAATGATGATTTTACAATGGACGAAGCCAAAGCTTTGGCTATGGTAATAGGCCCAGGATCTTACGGTGAAATAATAGGAATGTTCAATGAAGCCGTGATGGATTCTATTGATGATAAGACGGAAAAAGAGCTAAAAAAAACTTTGGCCCAGAAGGTTGCGCAAATAATGAAATAGATCTTCATATAGATGAAGCCTATTACTTGTGTATAACAAAGTTAAACATGAGTGATTCAGACTTCTGGGCAAGTAGTTACAGACGCATTATATATATGGTGGATTCGTATAACAAAGAAATGTCACAGAATACACCGGAATTACCACAAACCAAAGAGATTCACAGTATGAAAGAAATCAGAGGGTGGTTATGAGCAAATCATCATACAAAAAAGTAATAGCACTCGGATTAGATTATTCAGAATTTCAGGGAGGTATTAAGGAATGTACCTCTGAAATGAAGAAACTTGATGCTGAATATAAAGATGTAAGTTCAAGCATGGCAAAGAGTGCTTCTAAATCAGATCAGTTAGCAGAAAAGAATGAATATCTTACCAAAAAGATACAGCTACAGACCAAAAAGGTTGAGTTAGCAAAAGAAAAATATGATCAGTTGGTAGAAAGTCAGGCTAGTACATCTGCTATCAATAAAGCGGCAGCAGCATATCATAATGAACAGGCTCAACTTAATCAGTTGAATAATGAAATGTCAGATACCATAGTGGCTCAGAGTGGTTTACAACAGAGTTGCATGGCTTTAGCTGCAGTATTTGGCATTATAGCGGCAGCAGCAAGAGAGTGTATAACATCTGTAGCAGATTATGCTGATGAAATCGGAACACTTTCAGCACAGACAGGTGTTGCAGTTGAGACTCTTCAGGGCTGGGATTATGCTTCAGAGTTAATTGACGTATCACTTGATACAATGACTTCTGCATTCCAGAAGCTTGAAAAGAGTATGGCTTCTAATCCGCAGGCTTTCAGAGAATTGGGAGTTGCTGTAACGGATTCAAGCGGTCAGATGCGTAATGCTGAAGATGTGTTTATGGACACAATAGACGCATTAGGCAGAATTGATAATGCAACCGAACAGGACCAGATGGCTATGGAGATCTTCGGTAAAAGTGCAGTTGAGTTAACCGGAATGATTGATGCCGGATCTGAAGGATTGAAAGCTTATTCACAAGAGGCTCAAGCATTAGGTCATGTGTTAACAGATGAACAGGTGCAGGCATGTTCACAGGCTTCTGATGCAATATATAGAATGAATGAATCCTTTGAAGCTGCAAAGAATCAGATAGGTGCAAGCCTTGCTCCTATAATCATAGCTGTATGTGATGCTATTGCAAAAATACCCACTCCGGTAATGACAGCTGTTATAGCAATCGCTTCATTGGCAGCAGTCATAGTTACATTAACAATGGCTATATCATCGGTTAAAGCTATATTTGTAGCATTTTCAGCAGTTATAGCGGCCACAACATCAGCAATGTTGCCTCAGTTGGCAATAATCGCTGCAATAATCGCTGCTATAGCACTGTTAGCAGTGGCAATTAAAGAAATAATTGAGCTTTACAAGGAATGGAAAAAAGAACAGGAAGAAGTGGCTAAAATGAAAACCCCGGAGGTTCATTCTTCTGGTGGCAGCAGTTACCACGGAGGCGGTGGCCACTACAGAGCAAAAGGTGGAACTGTTCAAGTAGGTGAAGATACAACCTGGGTAGGTGAAAACGGCCCTGAGTTAGTTTCATTACCGGCAGGCTCAAGAGTATATACAAACAATGAGAGTAAGCAGATGGTGGGCGGTACAACATATAACATCAATATGAACTGTGATTTGAGCAGAATGAAGACAGTAAATGATGTAATTAATGCAGTGCAGGGCTTGCAGGTATCTGCTGGATGTATGTGAGGTAGAAATGGCTACAGTTAATCTTCAATTTGATCATGCAATACAAAAACATTATCAATTAAATAGTCAACCAAATCCTGAACAAACAACAATATTTTCTGGGGATGCAATCTTTGGATATAATACAAATAATACATATAGTGATTATTATCATTTAGATTTATATTACAGGATAACGGATGATATACTTGCATATAAATTTTCAGATAGAACTCAAGTACATTGGTCATCCTTAGATGGATATACTTTTTGGCCTAGTGGAGAAATATCTCATTCTGGTGACTACTCTTTGGCATATTCTTTTGTTGCAACTGAAAAAGATGTTAATCGTTATATATATTATGATAATAGTACTAATAGTAGGTATGAAGTCACAACACTGTTTAATGGAAGCTGTGTATTACATCATAATTACAATGATAATAATGTCGGAATACATAAATTAGAAAACGCTGAGTATCTAGTGATTGGATTAAGACCGGCACGAAATTTTGTTTTTTCTGAGTTAGCAAAAAATGGATATGTAAAAGGAATTTTTCATAATATTGAAGATACTTATGTAACAATAAACACAGAAGACATTCCCCTTGTTGCAGATAACATATATCCTATAAATGTTAACTGTAGAAATGACAGAGTGATAAATGTTACTTGGGATTTAATTAATCCAAGAGACTATATATATGAAGGTCAACCAATATATTACCCGGCTGAAACAACTGTTGAAGTTACCCAGGGCCAAACTGTAAAAACATATACATCTACCGAAAGCTATGTATCATGTCCTATACCTGCCAATGAATTGGTACCAGGAGAAGCAACATACAAAGTAACACTAACTTCAAATTATGGTCGCTCCTATGAAGGTGTAGAACAAACCTTTACAGTAATAGGTCAGACTTCGGCACCAGAAATAACAAACATAACTCAAGATAGTTTTCCTACTATCACATGGATATGTGCTGATCAGGCCGCATGGGAGTTAATTATAAGAGACAATAACTCAGTTGTATATCATTCAGACATGAAAGCAGGAACCGAACAAAGCTTTACATTACCGGTTATGCTTGAAGATGGTTCTTATTCGGTCGAAATGAGGGCATTGAATATATATGGATATTATACAGATTGGGGTAGCTATGGATTGACGTTATCACCAACTAAACCAACTGCAGCGACAAACCTTATAGTATCAACCAATGCAAATTATACAGTTACTATTGACTGTACGGCCCCGGAGGATGCAGGTACCTTATACGTTGTAAGACGTAGGACACCAAATGACAAAGCTGAGATCATAGGTGAATACAATAATGGATTCACTGATTACTATGTTCCTATAAATACTACATATGAGTATGCAGTAAGAAACTATGTAACAGGATACGCAGATACAGACTTTATAGATGCAACTATCAAATGTCCCGGAGTTGTAATCAGAGACGGTGAAGACTTATCAAGATTCATTCCATTATGGAAGAATGATAATGAAGAGTTTGACGTAATCGCCAATGACAGCAGATCTGATACGCTGGTGCAGTGTTTGGGTAGAAAATATCCGGTTAATGAAGTAGGTGAGTGGATAACATCCACCAGAACATTCACAGCACATATATCAGCTTCAGATATAAATAAGCTGAATGATATCAATCTCAATAGCAAGTGTGTATATTTACAAAACAAAGATGAATGTATCCCTTGCAAGATGGAGATTAACGATGCAGGAGAGTATAACGGCGGTGGCCGTATCATAAACTTCACCTTAACCAGAATAGATGAGGAAATGGCATGAATATAGACTTTGAAGGCTACACAAGGGCGCAGATAACAACTGCGCTCTTTTCTTCTGCCCGGAAAGTCAGATATGAATACAGCGTTGAGAATGCACTTGGCACAGTCTTAGGACTGTTAGAGATTCAAAACGGCTCTATAACATATGATTCAAAGGCGGATGTAATGCGGACCTTTAACGGATATGTTAAAAAGTCTGACTTAATGAATATTGATTGCATAGATTACCGAATAACACCCTGGTTATGTCTTCAAATGCCGGACGGTAAAGAAGCAAAGTGGCCATTAGGTAAGTTTTTAGTGGTTCCCTATGTTGAAGGCAATTCAAATATAAATATGATCCGAATAACCGGATATGACTTCGGTAAGATTGCATACGATGAAAAAACAACATCAAGGTTTTATGTTCCTGCAGGAGCAGTATATACGGCTTATATAGCTCAGTTGCTTGATGAATATGACAACCTTGATATAGATGCTTCAACAGCAACTAAGGCTTTTGCCCAGGAATGGGACATAGGAGAAGTTGATTTACATCTGGCAAATACACTATTGGCGGCAATCAATTACACTCCACTTCATTTTGATGAAAACGGAGTAGGGCAGGCTTCAGAATATGTAACACCCACGGATAGAACACTTGATTTTTCGTATATAGCAAATCAAACATCAATCATCACTGATGGAATATCGATTGAATCCGATAAGTTCAACATTCCAAACAAGTGGGTAAGATACACGGAGAATGTAGATGCAGATTATTTGATTTCAACCTATGTCAATGATAGTGAAGCAAGCCCTTATTCAACAGTAAACAGAGGAAGAACTATTGTAGACATTCAGAATGTAGAGGATATAGCAGATCAGAACACTCTGGACGCTTACACCATTAAGGTGGCAAATGAAGCAATGCAGGTCACAGACACCTTAACATTCTCTACGTTGAACATGCCCGGACATAACTATCAAGAATGCCTCTGGGTTGAGATACCAGAATACGGCATAGCTGATAAATACGTTGAAGTAGGCTGGGACATGAATCTTACACAAGGCGGTCTAATGACCCATAGATGTGAAAAGGCGGTATCACTTGTATGAATAGCAATGATTTACTTAAGACTATCACAAATGCACAACCAAAACCGGAGGCAACTACAAAGCTTGCAAAGGTTACATCAATAAGCGGCGGCACATATGTGCAGTTCTATGGAGAGGATACACCTTCCCAGATGAACTATAAAAAGATTGCTTCAGTTGGAACCCTTGCGGTAAACAATACGGTCATTCTTACCAAAATAAACGGATCATACATTATAACAGGGAGGGTGTCATAAATGGAACAGGTTATATATACCGTCAAGTTAGACTTAACGGATAACGGATGCTTTGATTCTGGATGGAGAATCAAACAGGGTGATAACGCAAACAGTTATCTGAAGGTAAAAGTAGAGAATAACGGAGTTGTATACTTCAATCCTCTTAACCTTCCTGAGATAGTATTCCATAGACCGGATGGAAGCACTGTTGTTTCTGTAATGTCAGCAGGAACAGATGATTTCTATACATATACCATAGTAGGCAATGAATTAGCAGTTGCCGGTAATGTGGTTATGGATGTGAAATTTACTGATTCTGGAAGAACATCAACAGCTTCATGCACATTTTTATGTGTACCGGATACAATCAGCGGAGATCCTTCCGGGGCTTCAACATATTATAACCCTATATCAGAACTTATTGAGCAGGGCGAACAGATTGTTGATGAAACAGATGATAATAGGCTGATATCTGAAGGATATGCAAGAGGTACCCAGGACGGTGAAGAAGTTGGACCTGAATCTCCGTATTATCACAACAATGCAAAGTATTACATGGAGCAAAGTTCAGAGGTATCTAATATCACATGGGATAGGGTACAGAATAAGCCATTCAGCACCATAGGTAACAATCTTACCGTAGACCAAAACGGCGCACTTAATGCTTCAGCTGGTTTAACAGAATTGGAAGAACTCTATGATGTCGATATCAACGGCCCTGCAAATGGACAGGTATTAGCATATAACGCTACTACTCAGAAATGGATAAATTCAAGTAGTGGTGGAGGCGGTGGATTACTTCCACATCTTATTGTAACCACAACCACAGGTTCAACAGTAACAGCCACAAAAGGATTAACAGTAGTCACATTAACCGAAACCTCAACAGGTCAGTTTGAAGCTGATATACCTGAGTTCGGTTCCTGGGACATTGAAGCATCCTTAAGCGGTTCAACGGCTACATATACATTAGCAGTTGATACGGTCAAGATCTATACAGTAAGCCTGGGATATTTTAATGCAACTATTACAGTTACATTCCCAGCCGATTCAACGTGTACCTGTACTAAATCAGGCGAAACACAGACCGCTTATGTATCACCTCATACATTCTCGGTACATAGTAGCGGTACATACACGATAACAGCCACAGACGGAACACATACAAAGAGCGATACAGTAACCATAACAACAGACGGACAGAGTGAATCGGTAACATTAACCTATGTTCCTGATGGTTCAACGGTATTGCCTACAGATGATATCCAGATATGGCTTAATTGTGCTGATATATACGATAAATCCTACACAACATTATCGGAAGTGCTAGCCGACACCACAACCTTATCAGCCTTAATCGCAGATAACAATGCAGTTGATTATATGGTAAGGTCAACAACTTGGGCTAGTGGAATATGTGCAGATTCAACCGCTATGTCCTAT